TATCTAGGTAGGTATTATAATAATGCTTTGCTTGCTGTTGAGTCTAACTCAATGGGTATAGCAACACTACAAAAACTAGATGATATGTCATATGTAAACTTATACAGGCAAACTAAAATATCTAATATATCTAACCAGGAGGGCGATAGGCTAGGTTTTAGAACAACTACAGCAACTAGGAGTACAATCATAGGTAACCTTAAAAATGCACTTGAGAACGATGATGTGTATGTACCTAGTGCAGAAATTATACAAGAGCTAAAAGATTATATCGTAAACGATCAAGGTAAGGCAGAAGCAGCAGCCGGTTGTCATGATGATTATGTCATGTCTTTTGCTATAGCACTGGAAGTGCTGCGCTCACATTACGATCGTATAACAACTAATAAGGTTCCTTGGAATCAGAAGTTTATGGATATAGAACAAGATGACACGAGGTGGATATGATACTAGAAACAGCGCTAATGTGCATGGCAGCAAACATATATCATGAGGCAAAAAACCAGTCTATGCTAGGACAGTTTGCAGTAGCACAAGTAGTAATGAATCGAGTAGAAGATAGCAGGTTTCCAGATACAGTATGTGAAGTAGTTAAGCAAGGACTAACTTATAGAAACGGTAAAGTAGTTATAGGTAAATGTCAGTTTAGCTGGTACTGTGATGGTAAGTCTGATGAACCTAATAGAGATAGTAAAGCTTGGAGTAATGCTATACGTCATGCATCTATAATAATGACTGAAACTATTAATATAGACGTAACCGATGGAGCTACTCACTATCATGCAAGCTACGTTAGACCTGCATGGGCTAAGACTAAAAAGCGTACAACCAGAATAGATAAACACATATTTTATCGCTGGGAAAAGTAACCTGTCCCCTATTAGAGAATTTTATAAAGTAGAGGTTATCACATGTATAGATACTTAAAAAGATTATTCTGTGCGATACTAAATCGTAAATGCAATGATGACTGTACTTGCACGGAAACTAAAAATGCCTAGTAAAGGAAAGCCAGAATCTTTTGAAGCGCAATACAGAAGACGCGTAGTAAAAACTAAAAAACCAGAACATATTGCAAAAGGATATAAATGGCGAATAAAAGGAAAAGAAAGACCTGAAGTAACTATAAAGTTATTTAAAACTAAGCCAACTCAAGCACAGTTCAATAAGCAACTTAGAAGAGTAGCAGGTCACGAGTTTGGAGGTTAACAAATGGTAAATCTATCTGTAGGTAGAGGAGAAAAGTTACCTACTAAAAAGGGAGCAGGATTAACTGCAAAGGGAGTTGCTAAATACAGAAGAGCAAATCCAGGATCTAAACTAAAAACTGCTGTAACTGGTAAAGTAAAACCTGGAAGTAAAGCTGCAAAACGTAGAAAGTCTTTTTGCGCTAGATCTAAAGGTTGGACAAGTGAAAGAGGTAAGGCAGCTAGAAGAAGGTGGAAATGTTAAAATGGGCAAAGTAAAACTTACAAAAAAGAATTTTCCTAAAAGCAAAGGTACCGGTAAGAGTACTAAGAAAACTGGTATAGCTAAAAAGGCTGAAGAATCAGGAATGCCTGCAAGTGTACTGAGTGCAGTATATAGAAGAGGTATTGGAGCTGCTAAGACTACAGGTACAAGACCTGGAGTTAAGTCACCACAACAATGGGCTATGGCTAGGGTAAACTCTTTTATCGCTAAGAAGCCAGGTACATGGGGAGGAGCTGATAAAGACTTAGCTGCTAAAGCTAGAGGTTCTAAAAAGAAGAAAAAATCATGAGCAAAGTACACCCTAACTCACTAAAGAATCTGCGCCCCTTCTCTAAAGAAGGTGCGCGCGCCGGCCAAAAGAATTCTGTTATAGCACGTAAAGCTAATAAAGAGGCGCGAGAAGCATTGAAACTTACACTAAACGATTGGAAAGCTTTAAAAGAAGAAATTAAAGATGATGCTCCTGCGGCTTTAGACGTATTAAAAATAGCTATGACAAAAGCTTTATCTGTAGAAGATATGGATGAAGCTACACGATTAGCAACAGTATTAGCAGAGTTTGAAGCACCTAAACTACAAAGACAAGATATAAATCAAGTAACTAAGACTGCCGACTTGACTGACGAAGAATTACAAGAAGCACTAGATGATATTGAATTACAATTTGGTGTAGAACCTAAAAATCTGAACTGAGGTAATAAATGTGGAAGATACGAAATCCTTACAAAAAGGTAGCAAGTACAATGAGTATGACGAGGACGGGGATGGAGTCGTCACAGATGAAGAATTGCGGCATGTCAAAGAAATTAAAGAGGTCGAGCATAATTTACGGAAACAGCGTGCACAGAGACGAATGGCTACATGGACACTTATCGGAATGGGTGCGTTCACGGTGGTAATGTTTGTTATACCTTTAGATAGAGTAGCTGCATTATCAGATATTAGTAACTTATTTTATATTAGTGGCGCAGGTATAGTAGGCGCATATATGGGCACAACAGCCTATATGAGTAAGAAATAGAAAGGAAAGTTATGGCTTTTAAATTATCACAAAGATCATTTCAGAAATTAGTTGGTGTACATCCATATTTAAATTCTGTTGTAAGAGATGCCATTGAATTAACTAAGGTAGACTTTGGTGTTATATACGGTGTAAGAACTGTAGAAGAACAAGAAAAGCTAGTAGCTGCTGGTAGATCACAAACTATGAAAAGCAAGCATTTAAAACAAGAAGATGGGTTTTGTCATGCTGTAGATTTAATGGCATATGTCGATGGAGAACCCTGCTGGGAAATAAATGTATACGACGATATATGTGATGCAATGAAAGAAGCTGCTAAGAAAAATAACATAGCTGTTAAGTGGGGAGCTGCTTGGTCTGAAGGTGATATTAGAGACTATCCAGGTACTGCTGAAGAAGCTATGAATAAATACGTTGATTTAAGGAGATCACAAGGCAGACGGCCATTTATCGATGGTCCTCACTTTGAATTAATGTTTAATTGATTGAATGAACCCGGGAGCGGATCATGAGTAGATATATACAGGATGCTGTAATTCAGCAACAGAAAAAAGAAAAGACAACTAAAGAGGTACTAGATAAACCTCTTCCTAAACCTAAGGAGTACACAGCTGCTGAATTAGAGAAAGCAGCAAGAACTTACTTAAAAATAGGAGGTAAGTATTAATGAAACGGTACGGTTATAAAGAACCAGTTACCGACGAGCAACTCATTAATCTTATCGAAATGGGAGTTCAAAACAGTACTGGTGACTTTCTTAATAGTTCTGACTTAGCTAGAGAAAGACTGAAAGCAACTTATGAATACGCTGGAGTTCCGTCAGATCATTTATCACCACAAGGAGTTTCCACTATTGTTGATACTTCTACTACTGAAGTTATAGAAGCATATACTGCTATTTTATCTGATTTGTTTTTAAATAATCATAAGCTAGCTAGGTTTGTGCCTTACGATGATAGCCCATCAGCATTTAAGTCTGCAAAAGATGCTAGTGATATAGTTAACTATTGTATATTTAAACATAACAATGGTTGGGAGTTTATGTCACAATGGATTAAAGCTGCATTACTATGGAAAAATTCTGTATGCAGATGGGATTACGTAGAAGACTATGATTATGTATTTGAAGATTATGAAGAAATAACTCAAGTAAAACTTGATGAAATATTAGCTGATGACAATGTAGAAGTTGTTGGAGAACTAGAGTTTGAAAACAGACCTGTTAAATCAGAAATAACTCAACAAGATGAAATGGAATTAGTTTATGTTGACGTTAGAGTTAGAAAGAAAATAGATAAGTCTAAAGTAAAACTAGAATTAATACCGCCAGAAAATTTTAGAATATCACGAGAGTCTACATGTATATCTGATGCGCAGTTTGTAGGAATACAGACACAAATGTCAAGATCTGAAATACGAAAGTACTATCCAGAAGTATCTGATGATATAGACTTTGATAGTATGCATGATACTTCATGGTTAGGTTCTGCTAAGTACTCACAAGATGTTGCTGCTAGAAAGCATGTAACAGGACAAGAGTATTGGCAAGGATCTGCTGAATCTTATGAAGTGCCATTAGAAGCAAACATAAATGTAAACGTTACAGAATGTTGGATAAGAGTAGATAGAGATGGAGATGGTATTGCTGAATTAAAACATATAATGACTATTGGTAATAACATTATATATGAAAATGATGTTGATGAAATACCATTAGCTTCTATAGTTCCTATTGATATACCTTTTGAATTTTATGGTTTATCAATGGCAGACTTTACTAGAAGTTCTACATTAGCAAATACAGCAATACTAAGAGGTTTTGTAGAAAATACTTACCTAACTAACTATGCTCCAAAGCTTGCTGATCCAAACGTAGTAGATTTTTCTGCTTTACAAAATATGAAGCCAAAGCAGATTATACCTACAAATGGTAACCCACAAGG